ACAGAGGCCGCTGGACCTACGTACGGAGATCAATAGAATACGATCAACCGCGACTCAGTCCAAAATAAAACCTGCTAAGCCCAGGAAGGGCCAGGTTCACAACTGGAGATACTAACGTTCGTACTGAAACTCTTGACAACCTGCATTTGTTCCTTCAGATATGTGATAGTGTCAGACGTTTGAATACCGTCTGCACTTTCTTTAATCACATGATCTGTAGGCTGCAAACTGCCAAGGTACTGGTAATGACCATTATTACGGTCTGAACGTTGGTTCTCTGGCCCGGAAGGATTCCGGGTAACAACCTTGTACACCTCACGGCTATTCAGCCATGGGTTCATCTCGGGCAGGCCATGTAAAGCCCGCAAAAGAGCAAAATTGCCATCAATAGGTTTATCTTTGCCTAAAAGGCGCAGACGCGCTTTCACTCGATACTGAGAAGAAAATCTCCCAGATCTTGTGTAAACGATTGACGGCTGGATCTCTGTTAAATCGCCTATCAGGCCAACGTCCCCAATACCATCGGGCACGAATCTTCGCAGATTCGGCCTTATAGTACTAACAACGTGGTCATAACAGGCTTTGAATCTTGGGTCACATACATCGCCGACTGAACACCACCGGCGTATGCTGTTTGCAAGATTGTACTGGCTATTTACATGCCGGTACGGATCCTTTCGAATGTAAAAGGGTGTTACGTCTATACCGCGAAAGTAGTGTTTTCCACAGCTTTCACGGAAGGGCCCCGACAGGAACGTCTTTTCTTCATTGGTTTTAAAGCCAACAAAGTCCAGAAGTTCAATAAGGAACCCAGATGCGGCGCGGGGAACAATAATATCATCCCCGTACACGCATACTAGACGTTGGATCTTTGTGGATAATGTATCGACTACCGCCGCACTTAGGGCCCAGAAAATAAGGCTCTCAAGTTCAAACGTGTAACCGTTACCCATAGAAGATATCTTCTCATATGTAACAAGTTCGCCATCAGGGAGAAGTCCCCGGGGAGAACGAGCAAGCATAAGAGCATCGTACCAGTCAGGCGGCATGAGCCACCGAACTAGTTCGACGCTGACAGAATCGCTAGCAGCCTTTAAATCTATGGTTGCTAGAGAGTTGTCTGAAGACCCAAGAAACGCAAGCTCTTGATTTCGAGATTGATTATTTAAGTCAATCCTTACTCTTTTAAGCTTCGATCTGATCACACTGCCTATCCCCTTTTGAATGAACATATTCATCTCGGGTTCAATGGCAATGCATCGATCTGATTTAGCGTTCTTGGCCACAGTTGTAATATGATTACCAGCTACAATGTTAAACCAATCAGAAGGATCTGATTGACAACCTAGATCGATCGAGGCTGCCCAGTTAGGGCAACTTTTGATCACGGCTATTGCAAGAGGTAATGCATTTTTAGTAACATCAGGTTTACCCTGAAACTTATAGTACGGATCACCTTCTCTTCGTCGTAGGCGCGTAGAAGCGCCAGAAGAGAAACCCATCCGCTCAAAGGTTCCATCCCAGCAGAAATCACCAAGCAAATTCATGATTTTGAACCGTGCAGCCTCTAATAGGCTGTCGGCCGAGTACCCTAAACATGGGGTGCTCGTCATGGCTAACTTGGTAAGACGCTGGTTGGTGGCCTTGCACGCTCCCTCGGATTCTTGGAACTTTTCCATTGCAACGGCCTTTAGGTCCGCGCAAGTGTCGAGTCCTTCGAATTTCGAGAGTAAAGAGACAGCGAGGTAATCCGCCTTAAACCTATCGATATTTTGATAAGTGGACGGATTTATCTCAAGATCTAATATTGCCAGGTGATCATCCTCACGGATGGCCCTGCGCAGTTTTCGCCCAATTTTTGAATCTATCGGGCGAATGATCTCCAAAGCTGTTTCCAGAGTGCGACTATGATTACTAGTAGTCTTAGACATACTTTAATCCCTTTTAGGAGAGTAGAAACCAGCTTAATAAACTGGTTCACGTTTCGTGATCGCATCGAACGTCAGAGCGCCCGAGGACAGCAAGTCAACAAATTCCGCAGTTGCGGCAATGACTTGTGCCTCGGTTGCCCGGTGGTTTGACACGACATCCAAGAAGAAGGATGTGGAGAAATCGACAGAGTCGACTCCATCTACCGTAACGAGACTCGGAACCTTGAAGGTAAGTCGAGCTTTGTAAAGTTCAGCCCCTGCTCGGGGTACCTTTACTGAGATGGTGATAGACGGATCGCCAATTGGTGCACCGGTGCGCTCTGTGAAGATCGCGCGATCGTTGTTCTGATCGTGTGGTGTATAAACGTGCGCCGCCGTTCCGTCATTAGTACTAATGCTAGTAATTTCTGGCATTATCGTGCTCCTACATTTTTAGAAAACTGAAAGAAGAGGCCACAGGAAGTGACCTTGGTTTAGACACAAGAAAAATGTGTGCCTATCGAATCCCTTTGAAACCCGATACGAATAAAGCCATGGCTGAAACAGCATGACTCACGCTTACCGGATTCTTCACGTACAAAGACGCTTCAGGGGGTGTCTGATACACGGACCGTGCCACACTGCCGATATTGCGAGAGCTGCTTAAAGCAACATCTCCATACCGACGGCCTGACACAGGGGACCTTTCGAAAGATCGGCCCTTTTTCCCGTTAGTGAACGCTTCAGATCTCGAATACGACGTTTTGGTACCTGCTTTGAAATTCAATCCCGCTCCAGCACCAAGTGCAGAGAGGAACGTTCCAATAGGCAGAGCCCAATCCACGACGAAAGAGTAGGGGGTTAATTCCCAGGCCACTTCGTCGAACCGGAGCAATCCGGAGTCGGAGATCTTATTCAGCCACACATCAGACAAGGAATAGTCTAGCCTAACTTTTACTCCACGGTAGCCACTTACAGTGCGATTTACGGAAATCAATCCGTCATAATCGACCTTATCGCGATCGTGGAAGTTAGTCTTTATATTCCGAATAGCCGTTATATGGGATTGGGCGCTAGCAAAACCAGCGCTTATGTCCTTCACGGCACCTTCGATATCCGAAATTAACGGCTTAACTGCGTAGTTATATTGCAGCCAAGCCGAAGAGCCCTTCTTAGCGGTAGATGCAGCCGCTTTCCGGACTCCTTCCTTTGACACGTTGTTTCTCAAACCGCGTCCGAAGGTATTTGCCACACCGAAGTTAAAGTTGCCTCGTTTTATATCCCGCAAAGTACGATACCCTTCAAGGGCAATACTACGCATGGATGAGACCGACTTTTGTGCTTCAGCAATAGCCACACCATACTGCACTTCCATCTTTCTGACTTTCGCCAGACACTCCGTTTCGGCTCGATTAACAATATTTGAGCCTAATGGATAAGTTGGAAGGGGAAGTACATCCGGCCATGAGGAAAACCACAGGCCGCACGGTCCGTCGAACGTTGTTTCTGACCATTTGTAATCGTCAGAATCTACCTGGTCGTGATAATTGGCGACCCCTGCGAGGGGGAAGTCAGTTGTCACGACACGGGAATAGCCGTTCGGCTGTCTCCAGCCATTAACGAGTGGTGAACCATCCGATTGATTCGGCTTTGTGTCAGTGATGACACGAACCGGTCGTTCTTTTGAGCTCACGCTCCCAGTGTTGTTTTCTGGGTTGTTTTTGTGATTAACACTGTCAATAAGCACAGTGCCTTTCACAGTCTCGCTAAGGTTGGACATGGTGTTCTCCATTAAGTTGGAGCTAGGAATCTAAACCCAACTCAAGGATGAGATCCG